GGAAACACCGCCGCTTCCCGTGGCGATGCCGCCCATGAATACGGCGTCGCTGCTCGAGTGGTTCCGCTCGGTGTTTGGCTCGCCCTCTGCGCCTCCGGCTACGGCGTTGTCGATGTCATGGTCGCAGAAGACGACGCTTCCGACGTCACCGGGCTTGTAATTCACGCGCATGGCAAAGCCGCCGCCGCGCTGGCAGGAGATGGGCACGCTCAAGATGGGCGGTTGGCTCTCGTAGCTGCCTTGGTCGAGGCGCTTGGAAATAGGCTGAACATCGACGGTCATCTTTGCCGGGTCGTATGCGATAATTTTTACAAGCTGCGCGACGTTGATGGCCGCGCTGGCCGTCTTCTGCTGCTGCTTCTCGTAGTCGTATTGCCTGCTGTTCTTCATGCTCATGCCGGTTTCACCTCGATTTCTGTCTTCCAGTCGCCGCTTTGGCTGCCTCTGTGGGTTCCTCGGACTATCATAAACCGGCCGTTAAGGTCGGAAGACTGGATTTTGATGAGGTCGGCCGGGCCGAGGTGGTAGTTGAGGAGGCTGCTGCGCTTCTTCGTCGCCGCCTCCTCATTCTTGGTGTCGGTGCTTTTCTTGGTGTCGAGCCCCGTCTCGATATGTATTTCTTCCCGCTCCTCGTCGCTGCGGAGGAGGCCGGTGCTCGGGGATAGCAGGTAGCCCTTGTTGACGCCGTCTGCGGGGTTGTTGATGATGATTTTCCCGCAATGGATTAGGAAGCGGCTCTTGCAGTCGCTTACAACGATTTCCGTCAAGACGTCCTTGAGCTTGCCTTTGCAAACCTTTCCCCGGGGGTATTCCTTGTCGATTGCGAGGTCGAAGGTGCCTATCTCGATGCCGAAGATGTTGAGAAGGTCTTGGAGCATCGCCTTGGCCTTGATGCCCTTCTGGTAGGTCTTGTTTATCTGGGCCGTGAGCCACTCGTCAAGCGCCTCCGTCGCGGTTATCTTCGTACACCAGTCCGTGGTGCTGCGCTTGTGCGAAAGTCCGCTGACCTGCCCCACAAAGATGACGCCCATATCGCCCTCGTAGCCTGCGTTGATGATGACGGGGTCGCCCTTGCGGATGCCGTTGCGCGTGGCTGCCGAAAGGTTGTAGGCGTTGATGGTCGCCGTGGCGAGCTCCTCGCTGTCTTCAAAAGGCACTTCAAAATCGAATGTGAGGTCGTCAAGGGAATACTTCTTCGCTCCGATTTGCAGGGTTGCTGTCCTAATCCAAAATTCCATCTACGCCGTCCTCCTTTCATGGAGGTAGAGCTTTACCTGCTGGCCGAAGTTCTCGAGCGTGACCTCGCTGATGCCTTCCTCGGTCAGGCATTGTGGGATGATGACGGGTAGCGGGAATCGCTCGTCTTCGACGCTGCCAAACAGGGGCCTCCCGTATCTCACGATGTCGCCGTACACGAGGGGCTCGCCGTCGCTGCTTTCGAGGTCGGCGGTGAAGAACTTGCCGACTTCGTTGTACTTGATGGTAAACATATAGGTCTTGTCCGTCAGTTTCACGGAGAAGGTGTAGGGAACTTTGGCCGTGTCGATGTCGATGTACTCAACCTCCTGCCCGAGGTCTATAAGCTGTAACGCCATGCCTATCCCTCCCTTACTTTGCTACCGCGACGGCGCGGGCGGTGCCGTTGTAGCTCGGCGTCGCCCTGCTGGCGGGCCCGCTGCTGCTGGCGGGCTTGCTGTCGTAGCTGCTGACGTACTGCGCGTATGCGCTGCTGGAAATGGTGCTCGATACGGTGGTCTTGAGGCCGTCCGAGCTTGTCTTCTTGGTCTGTGTCGGGTTGCTGCTGCTTTTGCCGCTGTCCTGCTGCGTCATTGTCGGGTAGGCCCCAACCTCGACAACCTCGGCCGACGATATGTTGACCTGCTGAAAGGTTGCTTTGAAGGAGCAGCCTTTCGCGTTCTTGGCCGAGGCGTCGAAAGTGAGGCTTGTTATGACGAGGTTGCTGACGCGGTTCCTGCCGGTGTAGGATACAATGTCGCGGCGCTCCCTCATGTTCTGTAGCGTGCTCTGGGCCTGCTGGCCGCCGATGATGACGCCGGAAATTGTGAATTTCATCGGGTCTTTGATGACGTGGTCGTTGATGTCGCCGCCACTCTCAATGGGGTTGGAGGTGACTTTGCTCGACATCGAGACTTGCTCCGTCTGGATATTGCCGACAGTCTCCGGCTCGAATCTGACCGTGCCGCACTTGCGGCCCGTGATGGTGTATGCCATAGCTCCGTCACCTCCTTATGCGTATGCGTGTTTGATTGCCATGGTGTCATACTCGTCCTCGCGGGCCTCCCGGTAGAGGCGCTTGAAGACTTCTTCTATTTGCTGCGTGAGACGGTCTGCGGTCTCGCCGTCCATGTTGCCCTGCACGGTTATCTGGACGCTCGGCGCGAAACTGCCGCCTCCGCTGACGCTCTGGGCTGCGCCGTTGATGAGGCGCTCGCTCTTGTCGGCCGGGATGATGGCGCTGCCTTTCGGGAGGAATGCGACTTCGCCGCCCTCCTCGTTGATGCGCGTCCAGCCGCCCTCGAAGTTGTCCGTGCCGGATGCGTTGCCCGGAATGCTCGTGCCGGTCACGCTGATGTTGGCCCCGCTGACGCTCTGGGCTGCGCTGGCGATACGCTGGAACGCAGAGACGATAGATGTGGCTCCCTCGTAGGCCGCCTTTGTCATGCGGCTCCATGCGGTCTCTGCGTCTATCGCCATCGTCGAGTAGGTGCTGCTGGCCTCTATACCCATTGTCTTGAGGTTGAGGTCGGTGATGTCCTTCGTCTCGATGATGCTTTCCTGCGCCGTCGCGTTGGCCTCTGTGGCTGCGTCGGTGATGCCTGCGGTGTACTGCGACGTATCGACCGCGAGGCTTGTCTCTTGGCTCGTGCTGTCTGCAAGGCCGTTGACCGCTCCGTTGAGCTCGGTTATCTCATCCTTGCTGTCTTTCGCTCCTCCGAAAAGGCCGGAGAAGAAATTTACAACGGCTCCGACGCCATCTGCGAGCCAGCCGATGACCGTTCCGAGGGTGTCGCCGATGACCTTTAGCACGCTTCCTATCACGTCAAGGACGGGGGAAATGGCCTCGAGAATCGGCGCTATGAGGCCGAGGAGCTCCGCAATGGGCGGTAGAATGGCCTCCGCGATGCTCTGGATGACAGGCATAAGCGGCTCGATGAGAGAAATGATGACGTTCAGAATTTCCGTTATGGGCGGCATGAGCGTCTCGACAAGTAGCTGCAATATCGACGCGAGCGGAGGCAAAACAACCTGTGCGAGGCTGCCGAACGTGTCTATGAGCGGTAGCGCGGCTTGGAAAACCGTGCCGAGTACGTCGGTTAGGACGGGGAGAAGGACGGAGCCGAGTTCGAGGATTACGGGAAGCGCCTGCGAAAGGCCCTCTGAAAGCATTTCGACGAGACCCATGAGCATCGGCTCAATGGTCGGCCAACTGTCGATGATGACGCCGTAGAAGTCCGAAAGAACGGGCGCGAATTTGTTTCCAGCATCCTCCATGAAATTCGCCCAAATGCCTTTGAGGCTCTTGGTGCTGTTGGTGAGGCCGTCTGTGTCATTGATGGCCGCCTGCTGCACCTTCGAGGTCTGTTCTATCATGGATGCGAGGCGCACCTGCGCGAGCGTGGCCTCGTCCATCTCGTCGATGTTCTCGCCGAGACCCATGGCCTGCGCCTGCGCCTTGATGGTCGCGTCGTCGAGCTTGATGCCATACTCCGTGAGGGCCGAGGAGTTGCCCTTGATGCCCTCTTGTATGACGGCCAGCGCGTCTGCGTCCTCCATCTTGAAAGCGTTGCCGAAGTCGTAGGCCAGCGAGGTCGTTATCTTCGAGAGGTCTGTGGCCGCGTCCTTCGTGAGCCCGAGGTCGGTATACATCGCTTGGTTTTCAACAAGGAAGCCTTTGACCTCCGTTGTGCTGCGGTGTACCGCGTCGGCGTAGTTGTCGGCCCATGCTGCTGCGTTGGTGCCCTCGAAAAGGGTGTCGAACTTGGCTGCCGTGTTTTCTCCGGCCTTGGCTGCGTCGAGCGCTGCGGTGGCAAACTCCTTTATGGCCGATGCCGCCGCCTTGATGGCCTCTATGCCGAGAAAGGCTTTGAGAGCCCCAGAAATAGCCTCCTTGACTTTGTTTCCGGCCTCGCTGCCGGTGTTGCCCATGTCGTCGAGAGCCTTCTCCGCGTCACCTGCGCCGTCCTCGAGGGCGTCCGTGCTGTCGGCTGCGTGGATGATGGCCTTGGAGAGCTTGTCTTTTATGGTCTGTATCGGGTGCTTAAAGGCGTTCCCTATGGCCTTGGCTCCCTTGGAAACATCGTTCTTGAAGCCGGTGAACTTCTTTTGTGTGAAGCTGATGGCCCCGGAGACGCCTGTCTGGAAGCTCTTGGCGAGCGATTGGCCGTCCTTGATGCCTGCGGCCATTGTCTTCTTAAAGGCCGCGCCGAAGCTGTCGGCCTGTGCTCCCATCTTTCGGAACTTGTCGCCGATGTCGTCTCCGGCCTCCTCAAACCGCTCGCCCATGTTCTGCGCTGCCGAGCCGACGTCACGGGCTGCGGAGGTTCCCGCTGCGCCCATGCTGCTCATCGCTTGGCTGCAATTCTGTGCGCCGATTTGCGCACGGTCGGTTGCGTCGTCGATGCGGCCGAGGCCTTGCTCGAGTTGTTCGACGTCGTTAACGGCATCTTCGGAATTGAAACTGATTCCGTATGTGAGCTCTCTCGCGTCTGCCAAAATACCACCTCCTTATACGACGAAATAGCCGCCCCGGGTAGGGCGGCTATTTCTTATTTGGGTTCCATTCGTCTTGCCACATGAGGCGGGCCTCGACGGCCTCGCGGTATTCCGCGAAGTCCATGTTTTTGAGCTCTGCGTAGGTAAGGCCGTTTCCGGCGAATACCATGCACCAGAACTCTCTATGCCGCCGGGCCCGGCGCTGCGCTGTGGCGATGCTTGCTTCACTCTCTAAGAAAGGTCTCGATGGCCTTGATGAGCGCCTCCGGGCCCTTGAGGTCTTCCTGCTCGTCAAAGTATGCCATGCCCTGATTCCGCACCTCTGCGGGGGCAATCACGCAGTTTTTGAACATCCTGTCCATGTACTCTGCGGATTTCTTCTTGCCGCTGCCGGTATTGCCGCACTCGTCATTGGTATCGTAGTACCACGTGGGGGAAACGCTTTGCAGCGTGTATTCCGTGCCGTTCACGGTGACTTTCTTCTGCTTCGCCATGTGTTTTCTATATCCCCTTTCGGATAGTGATTTGGGCCTCTTGGGCCAGTTGTTTCCGGGCATCTATATCCCCGCCTTAACGGTAGTTGAGGTCGGGGATGTAGACGTTCACGGTTACGGTGCTCGGGTCTTTGGTGCGAGGGGTGTCGGGCATCTTGAGGATGCGGCAATTCTCCTCATTGACCTGCATCGCGTCCGCGTCGTTGACGTCGGAAAGGGAGAAGCGGACGGCTTTTTTCTTGGCGCACAGCTCGCGGATGTAGGCGAGGCTGGCCGAGGTGCTCATCAGAGGGATGGCTGCGGTGCCGCTGTTGTTCGCGTTCTCCGAGTAGGTGACGTCGCCCTTCGCTCCGACGTTGGGCGTGACGGCGTCCTCGTTGTGGGTGAGGGTAATCACGCCGTCAGAGGCAAAGCCGGTGATGACACGGCCGCCGAGGCTGACGGTCACTTTCATGGGGTCGTAGGTGGTGACTTCTTTGGACATTGTCTGTTCCTCCTTTCATCGGTTACGCGCTGAGTGTGGCGCGGAGCGTGCCCTTGACCTTGACGCTGTGGACAGCCCCCTCGAGTTGCGCTTCCCACACGATGTCAGGCATCTTGCGGGCCCGGGCCTCGTCGTCGGTCGCATCGGCCCGCTTGGGGACGGTGACGGTAAAGACGCCTGCATCGCTCTCCGGGTCGGTGGCAATGATGCCGAGGTCGGTGGCGCGGTTGAGGGCCGCGAAGACGCCGGAGGCGATGAGGGCGAAGCCTGCATCCGTGTACGGAACCTTGGCGTTGTTGAGGAAGATGCTGTAAAGCTCCTCCCTCATGTACTGCGCGATATAGTCCGCGCCCATCTGCACATCGATGAACTCGCCGTCGCAGCAGACGCCGTTCTTGACGTAGATTTTCTTGTACTCGTCCGTGAGGAAATTGATGTTGGCCTCCTCGAGGGCGTCGCGCTGGGCGTTCGTGAAGTTCGGTAGAGAAATGCCCTGCGGCCGCTTGAACTTCCACGTTACGCTCTGTGGATAGAAGGGGCCGACATTGCCGACGTAGGCCGCGTCCGCTTCCTCGTCCAGCTTTGCGCTGTCGGTGCAGATGAGGGCGCAGCGGCGGTTTGTGACGGCGAGGGATTTGTTGCTCGTCTGGCCGAAGTAGAATTTGCGGTGGTCTTCCTCTCCGGCTCCGAGCTCGGCCTCTGTGGGTTCCGTGCCCTCGGCCCATGCGCAAAGCGCCTTTACGGCGTCGTCGCCGTCTTGGTCGGTGAGCAGGATGTACCAGTCGTTGTCGGTCTCGCGGATGGTCTCTACGGCCTCCACAAGGGCCTTCGCCTTGGCTGCTGCATCGCTGCCGGTGGGCGCTGCGATGCCGCCTACCTTCACCTTGCGGATAAGGGTCTCGGCGAGGGTGGTTTTGCCCTGATTGAACAGGGCCGCAACCTTGCGGTAGGTCTTCTCTGTGTCGCCGCTGTTCGGGAAGTCTGCGGCGACTTCCTCGAGGCTGCGGTAGGTCTTGATGCCCTTCGCTCCTGCGGTGCTCAAGATTAGGATGTCGAGCGCCTCGGAGGCTTTGGGTTTCGCGTCGATATTAACGACTACGATAACGTCTTTCGCCATTGTGTTCACTCCTTTTTCGTTTCTTTGAGGACGGCTGTCTCGATGACAGAATCGAGGCGCTCGTCTGCCTTGGTGTAGCGGATTCTCACGTCGAAGCCGTAGCGGCGAGCCGCTTCATCGACGATGAGCGTGGTTCGGTTGCCGACGTTGGTGATCTCCGCGATGACGATGCCCTTGTCCGCGAGGTCGTGGTAAGCTCCGTGTAGGAGGTGGCCGACGGCCTTTTCGACAATGCTCTGGGCCTCGTCTTCTCCGAAGATGTACGCGGTGTGTGCCTCGTCGGCCCATCTGTTTTCAGAACAGGCCGTGAATGAGAAGGTGGCCGACGGCTGCTCCCGCCTTTGGTCTTCAATGTAGATTTTGCCGTCCTTCCCGGTGGTCTGCTTCTGGTAGTGGCTCCCGAACTCCCCTGTTGGCGCGTATGGCGTCGTGATGCTGTAAATTAGGAATGGCACGTCGCGCTCCGGCGAGGCTTGGTCGCTCAAAATAACGTCGATGCCGAGGGCCCCGTGGAGGCTGTTTACAAGTTCGTTCCGTATTTCGGTGAAGGTCATTTCGATGCGCTCACTCCTTTCTGCTCGACGACGTAACGCTTCATTGGGTGGATGGGGCCGTGTGTGAGCTCCTGCTTCACGGTGTAGGTATTGCCGTCGTAGGTGTCGCGTATCTGCTGGCCGACGGTAAGGCTCGGGCCGTTGGTGTAGAGCTTGTGGCTGTTCTGTGTGTAAGTGCCTGCTGGCGCGTATTGTAGGTCTTCGTTGTTGACTGGCATGATGACGCCTTTGAAGGTCGTTTCAGCCGGTTTCGCGCCGGGAATGAATTGACCTCCGTTGGCCTGCGAGAAGGTCTCGCTCGGGGTTATCGCCACGATGTCATGCAGGAGGCCCAGAGGAATGCTTGGTCTTGCGAACTGGAACATTGGTTATCCCTCCTCGATTTCGTAGCTGATAGAATAGAGCAAGCGGTCGCTGTCGTAAAGCGGAGTAGGCGTCTTCGCCGTGTTCATGGTGATGTCGCTCTTTGGCGGGTCAATTCCGTCAAGGATGTACTGCTGCGTCATTGCCACGGCCCGCGCCCCGATTATCTCCGCCGCCTCTTTCGCCGTGCCGCCCTCGAGCATGATGTGGTCAACCGCTGCCCGGCAGGCGGCCTCGAGCTCGCTCTGGCCGGTGTCGTAGCTGGCCCGGATGAAACTGCGCTCCGGGATTGTAACGGAGGGGCAGAGGAGGAACAAGAAATTGAGCTTTTCTTTCCCAGCGCTCGTGACGCCGAACAGGTTGCCGGTGTCCTTCGCCCGGATGAAGAACAGGCCGGGGAAGTCTCGCGGGCTCTTGCCCTCGCTCTTTTTGTCGAGCGGTATTGCAAGGTTCTTGACGTTCTTCGCCCGGATGGTCGCCCCGTACTCGTGGACGCCTGCGATGGTGAGAATGTCGCTGCCTGCGGTGCCTTGGATTCCTACGTGAATTGTGAGCTTCCCGAGTGCGGAAAGTTCTGTTTTGATGCGCTGCAACTCTGGGCGCACGGTGTCTTTGATTATCGCCATGGCCTGCCTCCTTATAACCGGGTATATAGACCGATTGTAGCGAGCCAGCTCTGGCGCGGCTCTTTGTCAAACGTCCACGACACGTCGGAAATGCTGAAAGCGGATAGGCCCTGCGCCCCGTTCTGCATGGTGGCAAACTCCTGCTGCACGATGCCCCAAACGACGTTTTGCAGGTCGTATGGGAGTGTGCAGGGGTCGTCCTCGGTGGCGTCCTTCGGAAGGACGTACCCGGCCGTGTATTTCACCTCGAGGTAGCGGGTTGGGTAGAGGAAATCGTAGGCGAGGCCGCCGGCGTAACCTCTGAATGCCCATCCGTTGTCTTTGTAGAGGACACCGATTTCGCCGTCCACGCTGTAGTCGTATTCGGACGGCGAAATGGTGCTCCCGTCAGCCGTGTCTTTGACGTACTCGACGTTTGTGATAGGCCATTGGAGCAAGACAAGCTCCTGCGTACCAGAGGCGACGTATTTTTGCGTGTAGACCTGCCTGCCGAGCTTGCGCCCGGTCTGGCGCTCTACCCATGCGGACGCTGCGTTGATGAGATTGACGAGTACGGTGTCTCTCTGCGCGTTTTCGTCCGTAGGGTCAATGCCGAGCATGGCCTTGACGGTTTCAAGGGTTGTGAGGGCGTTCGGCGCGAGTGCCGGTACTGTCGAATTGCCCATGCGCGTCGTCACCTCCTTTTCATGGGAAATGAGGGCGGCTACTCGCCGCCCTCGCCCTTGCCTTTGCTCTTATTCTTGGTCGCTTTGCTCTCGCTGCCGGTTTCCTGCTTCGTTTCCTCCACAGGCCGCGCCATTTTATTCTCGGACGGCGCAGGGCTGCGATGCTCTGTGGCCTTGTAGATTCTCGGCATGGTCGTTCCCTCCGTTACACGGGGTTCTCGTTCTTGTCGCCGAGGGCGATGGCTGCGGTCGCCGTGCAGGCCGCGCTGCTGCCGCCGGTGCAAACGACGCTGATGGTCGCCTTGACGTAGCGCTTGCAGCCGACAAAATCGCAGTCGATGTTGACGAGCTCACCGCCCGCCTTATCGGTCTCGATGCTGACTGCTCCATCGTCGTCGAGGGCCTTGTCGAGGACGATAAGCTTGTCACCGCAGGCGGTGAAGGTGCCGTCAGAGGCGTCGCTGTGCGTGAAAACGGCCTTTACGGCCAGCGCGGTCGGGCTGCCGGTGGGGGTGCCGACCTTGACGCCGATGACGCCGGAAAGAAAGCCCTCGCGGTCAATCGCGTCGCCGCTGGTGTAGGGTGCTACCTTAACGGTCTTGAGAATTGCTCTTTTCATTGGGTGTTCCTCCTTTTGGTTTCGTCGCCCATCGCCTTAAACGATGAGCGCATTCTTGACAACGATGAAGCTCTCCGCATGGCGGGCCGCGATGTCAACGTACATCAGGGCGCGGGTCGCGGCGAGGTTCTCCTCGAATGCGTTGTGCTGGTTGCCTTCCTCGTCCGTCCAAGAGCCGTCGAGGGTGGTGTAGGTCTCGAGGCCAAGCTGTTCGCCCACGAGAAGATCCGCCCAGTTGCCGAAGATGATGCTCGTCTTCTTGTTCTCGGTCGCAATCTGGTTGCTGACCTTGTAGGGGAATCCGAGAAGCTTGCCCGCGTTCATCTCCTCGCGGTAGATGTAGTCGCCGGTGGTCGTCTTGATGTTCTTGAGGTAGCCCTCCATCATGGAGTTGAACGTCCAGCCGAGTGCGAGGTCGTCCACGTTCTTGCTCATGACGGTGGAAACGAGCCACACAGGGAAATCGGCGGTCAGCTTGCCCTCTGTGGAGGCGAGGTTGGTGTCGTTGAGGCTGGCCGCGTTGACGGTCTGCACATCCTTGTTCGCGGTGATGCCGAGAGGCTGGAACTCGCCGCCAGTGCCGAACATCGCGCCGAAGTCGAGGCCCAGCTCCATGCGGCGGGTCAGGTCATTGGCGAAAAGTGCGTCGGCGCTGTAGTTGGTGCTCATGAGCAGTTCGCGGGTCTGTGGCACGATGGCCTCGAGGCGCTTCGCGGACAGTTTGATGTTGCCGTAGGTGGGCTGGGTCTTACCAATCTTGCGAGCCTCGCCGCCCCACGTTGCGCGAGCCCCGGAGGTCATCTTGGGGATGTTGAGGTTGCCGTTCGCCATAGGCACCTTGCGAGCGCCCAGCTCGAAGATGACGGTCTTGGCGTACAGCATTTCGATGATTTCGTCGAGGTAAATCTCGGGGATGAGGAAGCCGCCAGCGGTGGGGTTAGTGACGGACATGGCCTTGAACTCGCGGGCCATATCCTCGTCGCCGTAGTGCTTCTTCGCGTAGAAGGCTGCGGCCTCGGGGTCGTGACGGCCGAACACGTCAAGACACTTGACGGCGCGGGCGAGCTGCACCTCGGGGGGCAGTTTCTTCTTCTCGGTTTGCTGCCGGGCTGCGGCGCGGGCCATGTAGATGTCGGAATACTTGCGCTGCGCGGGGGCTGCGGCGCGGGTCTTGGTCTGGCGCTTCTTGGTGGCCTTGGCCGCCTTGGCCTCGGCCTCCTCGTCGTCCTCCTTCTCCTCGGTCTCCTCGTCGTCGGCCTTGGTCTCGTCGTCGCCGGTTTCCATGGCGTCAAGGATGGCGGCCGCCTCGGCGAGTACCTCGTCTGCGGTCAGGTCTTCGCTGACTTCCTCGCCAGCTTCCTTGCGGGCCTTGCGCTTCTCGGTGGCTGCCTCAACGGCGGCCTCGATGACCTCCATGATGCCCTCGTTGAGGGTGGGGTCGTCCTGCTCGGTCAGGTCTTTCTCCTCGTCGCCGAGGCACTCCTTGACGGCCTGCTTGACCATTTCCTTGAGGTCGTCTGCGCTCATCTTCATAGACTTCGCGCCGGGGATTCTCTTTTTGTTCATGTTGTTGTCCTCCTTATCAGAACGTGATTTCGATGGTGGGTGTCTGCGATTTCTGTGCCCGCGACGCTGCGGGTTTGGTCTGCGGTTTCCGGCTGGCCGCCTTTTCTCCTTCGACCTCGGTAATGAGGGCGTCGAGGGTTTTGGCCGCCTTTTTCATGGTCTCGCTCGCGTCTTTGAGCGTCTTGAGGCGGGCGCTGCTGATTTTGCGGCCCTCCTTTACATCGCTCGCGGCGTCGGAAACGATTTTCGCCGCTCGGTCGGCCGCCTCGGCTGCCTTGTAGCCGGTGATGGTGGCCTCGGGATTCATGGCCCATGTGACAATGGAAACTTCCCAGAGCTTCACCTCGCGGAGGTGCCGGATACCGCTCTCGTCGTAATCGAATACGACGGGGTCGTAGCCGATGGAAAGTTCGTTGAGCACGCCGTCTTTCAGCAGCACCTTCACGTCGCGTCCCATGCTGGTGTCGCTTACCTTGGCCTTGATGAACAGGCCTTTGGCGTCCTCTCGGAGTTCAATGGGGCGGCCAATGGGGAGCCAGCAGTCATTGTGGAGCGCCAGAATCTTTACGCGCTCCCATCCTTCGGCGATTGTCTTCGTGAAGGCTCCGGGCTCTATGATGTCGCCGCCGTCGTCGATATTTCCAACGACGGCCCCATACCCGGAGAAGATGCCTTGCTCCTCGTCGTAGTCGTCCACGTTGAACAGCAGGGTCTTGTACTCTGTTTTGATGCCCTGCTTCTTTGCCCCTCGGGTGAGGGACTTCTCCCACGCCTCTCTGCCGGTCTTGGGAGAGTAATAATTCGGCGATACACGCAGGTTTGCCAGCGCAAGCTTCGCCGCTATTACCGGGTCGTCTGCGACGACGTTGGTCGCCGCGTCCTTCGTGCCGTGTCTGGCCGATTCTGCGGCCATTCCTGCGGCCAAAGTTTCCGGGTCTATCTTTTCCTTATCGAGGTCGATGCCGCCGTTTCTGGCCGCCTCTGCGGCTTGCTGTGGGGTGAAATCCATTTCTCTACCTCCTAAAAGTTCGGCGTCATCACGCATCGGCACTGAATGACCTCCTCTGCGGGCCCGTCCGGGTCTCGGGGGAAGCGTAGGCCGTTGCTGAATTTGCCGTCGATGGGTACTGTCTCGCCGTTCATGCGCTTGTGGTCGCGCCGGTAGTCTGGCGTGGTGCTCATGTGGTGCCACGTCTTTGTCTGGGCTCCGGCCTTTACTACCATGTCGTACTGGCCGGTGGAGAGGCTCGTCATGGTCTCCTGCTGCGCGATGAGGTGAGCGCGGGTCTCCGTGGTCTGCATTTCCTGCATGATGCTATCGGCGATGAGCTGCGTGCTGTCGCCGTTCTCGATGCCGTTGGAAACGATGCGGGCAATGTTGTCCTTCGTGGCCTGCTGGATGTTGACGACGCGCCTGCCGCCTCGCAGCTTGGCCGTGCTGATGAGCTCGGGCCGCTGCACTCCGCGCAGGCCGTAAAGATTCTGCGCGGCCTGCGCTCCGGCGTTGTATGTCTTTTTCCACAACGGCTCGAAAATCTTGTTTAGAACATCCGTCTCGCTCGGCCAGTCGATGAGGCTGCCTACGAACTCGTCAAGGAGGCTTTTTTGCTGTGCCTCTGAAAGGGCCGCCCATGCTGCCGTGTCTACCTGCCCGGTCTCGGTGATGTAGTCCTTGAGGTAATCAAAGGCCGTGCGCCCGGCTTTCTGCGTGGTTCCGAGGGCCTCGCCGATGCGGCGGGCCTGCTCCCGGAAATACTTGCTTGTTGCAATCTCAAAGGCCGTTATGCCCTCTCTGGCGGCTGCGTCCTCGCTGCGGGCGACAGCTCGTAGGCTGACGCTCTTGCGCTGCTTCCCGCCGAGGCCGCCGATGGTGATGGTGTCGCCGTGTTCCTCCTCGGCTGGTTCTTCGACTTCGATTTCCTCTGCCGGGGCCTCCTCGCCGTATTGCAGGTTCGCCATGCTGCTCGAAACGGCTACGGGGTCTTCGTCCGCTCTAACAAAGATGTCGGAGAAAGTCGTCTTGTAGACGTCGCCGCCTGTCCGGGCCGCTGGCATATCCAAAAGCTCGCGGGCCTCGTCTTTGGTGATGAGCCCTGCGTTCCATCCGTCAATGGCTTTCATCTTGTCGAACTCTTGGTTTCGCGGCACGATGTCGTCGTAGCGCCAGATGAGGTGGTCGCCGAAAAGCGGGAGAAGCTGCTGGTTTATGGCGTCCTCGCGTCTGCGTAGGCGCGGCATGAGGACGTTCTGCGCGTAGATGTACTGCGCGGCCTCGGATGTGGCCCGGTTGCTGCTCTCGGTGATGCCCATGATTTCACGTGGTACGCCGAAATGCTCGAGGCAGGCGTCGCGGATGAAGGTGCGGCCGTTTACCATGTCCATGTCCTTCATGCTCTCCGCGACTTTCTGGATGGTGATTTCTCCGTCCGTGGTCGCTATGCCGTGGCTCTTGAATACGCCTTTGAAGCGTTCGAGCCACTCGGCGCGGAATCGCTTGCGCTGCTCGTCGCTGCTGCCGGGCATACTAACGATGAGGTTCGGCGTCGCGTCGTTGTAAAAGAAACGTTTCTGAAACTGCGCTGCGTACTCGTCGATTTCAACCTCATCGGCGATGGCCTCCGCTTGACCGAGGCCGCGAAGGAACGGGTCGAGGGGGTTGAGCTCCTTCATGACGAACATATCATCGACGCTCACCTCGAGGATGGTGCCGGATGTCGTCTTGACGGAGTAGTACGGGTGGTCGAGGTAAGGCGTCATCAGTACCCAATGGGTAGGTACGGGCCAAAGCTCGGCCGGGCGGCCTGCTGCGTCGCGTTCTATGACGAAATAGCCCTCGCCCTTTAGAAGGATGTAGGTCTCCTCAAGCTGCCAAAGGCTTGCGCGGGTAAATTCGTGCAGAGGGTTCGGGTTCTCCCAGAACTCGAGGAACGAGTGCCGGGTAACTTCTCTTTCGTTGCCGTTGCTGTCGATGGTGAGGAGCTTGCCGGAAGCAAAAGAGAGGTCGGATGCGATGCGCGTTACCACGGCGAGGCGCGGGTTCTTCGCGTACATCTTCATCCAGTCTTGGGTGTTCCGCTCCGGCGGGCGCGTCCAGCGCGGTATCATGCGGTTGTTCCCTGCGTTGTGGAACTCCTCGCTTGGGGCCTGCCTGCGCCGGTTATAAATCGCCACGGCTCGTCACCTCGCTTTCATGTCTGTTCATTGTGCTGCGTCCTCCTTTAGTCAACGTCGAGGCTCCACCTGCGGTTGGCGTTCTGGGCCGCGTCGATGAGCATAGTCGCGGCGTCCGGGGCGTCGTCGTGCTCGTTTGGGCCTATGATGGTGTAGCCTGTGAGTTGGTCGTAGAATTTCTCGTAGTCGCTCCCGTGAGCGTAGTCCTGCCGGAAATATATGTGCTGCTTAACTTGGGCGCTCGCTGTGAGGATGCGGGTCTCCTTATTGGCCGAGGACGCGACGGGCTCGATGGCCGTGTAGCCTCCGGCCTTTTCCTTGATGCTCTTGGCGTAGAGGCGGCCGCCCGCGTTGCTCTCGATGCGGAATCTCTGTATCTTCCAGTTCTCGAGCAGGCTGATGGTGAGGGGCTCCGTGACCTCGGCTTGCGCCTGCGTGAATATGCAGTCAACGATGTAAATGTCTGTGCCGAAAAGGTAGGCGACGAGCATGGCGTAATAGTCCGTGCCGGTGTCTGCGACGTCTGCCACGGCGATGACGCCGTCCGGGGTTCGGCCTCGGATGTCGTCGAGCTCGAAGTAATTGAGGCTCTCGGCGGGGAACAAAAGGCCCTCGGCCGGTTTCGGGTCTTGCTGGTAAAGGCTGCGGAAGACGTGCGGGTTGGCGGCCTTTTGTGATAAAAGGCGCTCAAGGCTGTGCCGCTCCGGCCATAGCGCCTCGCCGTCGTTTCGTGGGTCGAGCTCTGTCGGGTCGCCCTCCTTGATGGCTGGGAACTTGATGACTTCCCATTCCTCCGGCTCTCGCTTGAGTAATACTCCGGCGAGGTCGTCTTGGTGCCAGCGCGTGAGGGTGATGAGCTGGCGGCTGGCGTTGTGGAGGCGGGTGCTTGCTACGGTGTCGTACCAGTCTTGTATGCTGCGTCGTACCGTCGGGCTCCATGCGTCCTTGGGGTCTTTGTATGGGTCGTCGATGATGAGAACGTCTATGGCCCGGCCAGTGAGGCCGCCGCCTATGCCGACAGTGACGAGGCCGCCTCTGTGGTCTACTACCTCAAACTCGTCCGCATTGCGTAGCCACGCGCCTCCTATGCGGGCGTTAGAGGCGTTCAGCCGCGTTCCGGGGTAAATCGCGGCGTATTTCCTTGTGTCAATGATGCGCTGCCCGTCGCGGTTGAACTTGGATGCAAAATCGTGGTTATAGGAGACAAGGCCGATGCGGAGGTCTGGGTTGTCGCCTAACATCTTGGCCGGAAGGCGGCGGCTGCACAGCTCGCTCTTGCCGTGCTGCGGCGGCATGAATATCATGAGCTTTTTTATCTTCCCGGCCGCAAATTCGTCGAGTTTTCTTGCGTATGTCTTGTGGTGCCAGTTCTCGACGTATAGCGGGTTCGTGTACTTGGTGAAGTTGATGAGGCTGCGCCGGGCAAGTTCCATCCTCGCGGCCCGCGCTATGTCTCGTAGCTGCTGCTTTGTGTATAGGCTTTCCCGGGCGTCAATCCCCATCGTCATCACCTCCGTCCATTCTGGCGAGCTTCTCGAGGTCTTCCTCGGATAGCTTCGACCAGTCGATTCCGCTTTCGGTCTGGCCGTTCTGGCCGGGTCTGGCCGGGGTGCCGGTCGGGCTCTGTCCATATCCTATCTCTGCGAGGCGGTTGCTGCTTTCGAGCTTCGCACCCTCCGTTATGAGGCGTATGATGGAGTTCACGTCAAGGTCGTCGGGCTTGAGTTTCTCAAGGGCCTCGAGGGCCTTTTTCTGCATAAAGACGCCGGTCTTGGTCTGCCGCCGCCTCATGTCCTTCGCGTCCTTGAGGCTTTGCACGCGGGCCTGCCGGTCGAGGTCGATGTCGTATGCCCGGGCCCGCTCTACCCATTCCCATTGTGCACTCCATCGTGCTAAAAGCTGTCTACTTTTGCCCAACTGCTTCGCCACGGCCTGTTGGCTGCGCTCCGAGCCTAAATCGCGGTAGATGGAAAATGCCTCGAACGCCTGCGCACTTTCACCTTTTTGGCGCTCCCACGGGAGGAGGCCCGTGTCTGCTGCGGTGCGTTTCGTTGGCATTCTCCCTCCCTCATTTCTTCACGGTGTATTTGTAGATGATGTCTCCGTTCTCATCCTTTCCGGCCGGGGTAAGCACGCCGCCGTAAGCCTTGGCGGGGCTTGTGCCGCCTTTGATGTTGTTCCAGTTGTTCCGCAGCCATTGGGCCATTGTGGTATCGTAGAGGAGGGCCCGGGCGCGGTTGCTGCCTGTGTTGTAACCGCAGGCGCTTACCCACGGAAAACCGAAATACCGTTTGATTGGCTCCTCGATGTCGGAGAAGCGGACGCGGCCGTTTTCTCTGGCAAGGATGATGGCGTTGCCGATGTTGCCGGTCTGACTGACGCCCCACTCGGGCGGCACGCCACAGCAGTTGCAGGCGTCGTTGCACTCGCGGCAAAATGCGTCGGAGACGTGGAAACTCATACCGTAGCCGTGCGCTATCTGCCTCATGTCGTGTATGATGGGGGCCTTTATGGCTCTGTTCAGCCGCTTGTATCCGGCCTGTTTGCTCTGCTCCATGTAGAACTTGTGGATGTCGTAGCCGAGCACCTCGCTCATGCCTGCGTATCTGGCCTTGAGCCGCTCATCGGCTCTGCTCTCCATGCAGAAGAACTCCGTTGTGACGCTGTCGGCTCCGGCTTCGTGCGCGAGGCGTATGAGTGTCGGGTAGTCGTCGCTTGCTCCGATGATGTAGGGTCTCAAGCGCAGAGTAACGTGTACGCCGATGTCGGTGAGGCGCTTAATGGCTGCGAGGCGGGCCTGCGGAGATGGTACCCCTTTTTCTATCCGCTTGGCCTTTTCTGCGTCGGCGGTGATGATGCTGATTTTGACGTGCCAGTTGTGCGTGTGCCGGGCGAAAAGCTCCATGTATCGCTCGTCCTCCGTCCACCATGCCGCCTTGGTCGAAAAGGAGAGGGGGTAGTCTATCTTGTCGAAGTAGCGAAGGAGTTCGAGGGTGACGCCGTTCCTGCGCTCGTACTCGTCGAACTCGTCCGCGAGGCCGCCCCATTGCATGATGCGCCGGTCTCGGATGTAGGGGAAGAATTGGACGTCTGTCTTGTTCGCGGCCGCCGTGTTGTTCACGGCTGCGTTCTCGAAAAGGGCTATAACCTTCTCCGGGTTGACGCAGCGCGGCTTGGCTTCGAGGTAGCCCTTGACGGTGTGGCTTTTCTGGAAGAATGAAAAGCAGTAAAGGCAGTTGTAGGAGCATCGGCTGTAGGTGTCGAAGGTCATCGGCATGGAGCAGTCCGGGATTTCCATGCTCCATCGCGGGCTTGTGTAGTTCTGCTTAAGCTCCATAGTGCTGCCCTCCCTCCGTGTCGAGTATCTCGCCGTTGAAGCGGCTGCCATACTCGAGGAAGACATTCCGTGCCTTGGTCTTGGTCGTCTTAACGAAAGCCGGTGTGATGGTGCTCCCGGACGCGCGTAAGCGCTGCATCGACGTGGCGAGCTTACACTTGACGAGGTACATCTTGACGGGCTCGCCAAGGCTTTCTATGTACTGCATCATGCCGGGGTTGGTGATGCGGTCGCCCTCGAGGACGACATTCTGGCCCTTGAGGCGTTTAAGCTGCTGCTTTATCTTTGGGGCCGCGTTGTACGGGAGTGTGTCGGTGCCCTCCGTGCGCTTGTCGATGCCGTACTTTCCGAGTAGAACAAAATCGCCGGAGCGCGTCAGGGGAATTATATCCTCGAACACCTCCGGCTCTGCCTTGATGAAATTCTCTCGGACGAACGTGGTTTTTCCGCTCCCACTCTGTCCTATGATGACGTAAAACATGGTCGCCCTCCTTTCAGTCCATGCGGATGACCGTGGTGCTCGCGCCCTTTTTTACGGCTCCGCTGTGGCCGTTCTCCTCGGCCCATGCCCGGGCGTCGGATGCGTGCTCAAATGCGAGGGTGATTACCCACGACGCGCCTACGTAGTCGCCGGGCTCGTCGTCGTATTCCTCGGCGTCGTTCTCGAGGTCGTCGTTCCGGGCAAGGATGAGCGCGATTTCCTGCGCGGAGAATCCCGTCGCCTTTGCCTCCTCGATTTCGTAGTCGCCTAAAAGCTGCTCGAGCTTGGAATAATCCCATTGGCCCTTGATTTTGTTGAGAGCCACGTTCAAGAGCTTTTCTTCCTTCTCGTCGAGGTAAACGACGGAGACGGTCGCGGTCTGGCGGCCGAGGTGCTTATAGACGGCCAGCCTTTGATGGCCGCCGACGATGCGGCCGGTGCGCTGATTCCAGACGATGGGTGCCACTTCGCCGAATGTCTCGATGCTGTTCTTGAGGCGCTCAAATTCCGGGTCGCCGGGTTCCAGCGCGACGCGGGGGTTGTAGTCGGCTGTGTGAAGCTGCTCAAGCGGCATTTCTCTAATTTCCATAAGCGGTTCCCTCCATGTGGACGACCATGTTCCGGCTGCCTTTCGGAAACTCCTTTTCGAGCTCGTGCTCTGCTAGCCAGTCCATAGCGGCATCGCGGTCTGGGAAGGAGAGGTATATGCTGAACTCTCCATCATCGTCGCTGCCGCTTTCGTCCTCGTTTTCTTCGTCGCCGGTGTCGGCGTCTTCGTACTCCTCAACGACATCATCCTCTTCTTCGCCGAACAGGGTTGCTATTTCTCCCTCCGAAAAGCCGGTAAAGAGAATTTCGTCGGTCTCGAACTCGGAAAGCAGGGTTTCCAGTTTCCCGTAGTCCCATTGGCCCTCAACCTTGTTCATGGCGACGTTGAGGAGCTTTTCCTGCCGTTCGTCAAGGTCTACGGCGACGGCCTCCGTCTCTGTCTCGCCGAGGTTGGTGAGGATGTAGTAGCGCTGGTGCCCGCTGATGAGGTTGCCTGTTCTGGCGTTCACAACAAGCGGGTCTACGAGGCCCCACCTTTCGATGGAGCCCTTGAGGGCTTCGTACTCCTTTTCGCCGGGCTCAAGCCTTTTTCTCGGGTTGTATGCTGCCGGTCTGATGTCCCGTAGGAGCATTCTCTTGGTCTGCATCTGCATTTGGGCGGTTCGCCTCCTTCTTTGGTTCGTATGGGCACCGTGGGAACGGGCAATGCAGTCTCCCGCCGCAGTCCGTTGACCAGATGCACGCGGGGCACTCTGCTTTTGCTTTCACGGTCGTCCTCCTTCGCGCACGAAAAAGGCCGCCCGGGTGGCCGGGCGGCTCATCGACAGTTTTTCAGTATGGGTATAGTGTACCACACAAAATTGCACAGGTCTATTGCGCGATTTTTTCGCCCCAAAATTGCATCCGGGTCACAACACGGCCTGCGCTCCGTAAAGCATGACAGCAACCTTCTGAACGAGCCGTTTTCGGTTCCTCCATACGGTGGTGTAATCGCATGGAATGGTCTCTGCTATCTGCTCGTCGCTGCGGCCGTCGATGTACTTGCCCTTGACGGTCTCGTAGTACGTGTCGGCCTCGATGGCTGTCAAAGCCTTTTCCACGCACTCTATCTCGTAGGTGTCGGCCGCGATGGTCGCCTCCATGTCCATGACGAGGGCCTCAAGTATCTCCTCTTGGGTTAGCCGGATGCCGGTGCGCGAGAATCTCACAATGGATTTGCTGCGCTGCGGGGCTCCGTATGTTTTGATTTCTTCGAGCTTCTCTCGGTCTTCTTTGACCTTGAGCTTCAGAACAGGGATGGCGTAGAGCCTGCGCTCGGTTGCCTTGTAAGCGTCCTTCGCCACGCTCACGCCCTGCATCCGTCCGGCGTTAACGGCCTTTTGGATTATTGCGTCGAAGTCCGGGTTTTTGGTTTTTCCCATTGTGTAGCCGCCTCCTTTTCGGTGGTTTATGGGGTGGCCGTTCCTCAAAGGGGGCGGCCGGTCTTTACTCCTCCGGGAATGGGTCGTCGTAGTCTTCATAAGCCTGCGGCGCTGCTTCCCTGCGGGGGCCGCCGAGGAATTGAACGTCGTCCGCGATGCACTCGGCGACGGTGCGTTTGTTCCCGTCCTTGTCCTCGTAGCTGCGGTTCTGCCATGTTCCAATGACGGCCGCTTGTCGGCCCTTGGTGAGGTAGCGGGCGCAGAGGTCGGCGGTGTTCCTCCACGCGATGACGTTTATAAAATCGACGGGCCGGTTGCCGTCTTTGTCCTTGTGGTCTCGCTCGACGGCGAGGGTGAAACTGCAAGTGGTGACGCCGCTGCGGGTGACGCGGCGTTCCGGGTCTTTCGTGAGATTCCCGATGAGAATGACCTTATTCATGCTTGCGCTCCTTTTCCGTAAGCTCGGCGAGCCGGGCTCGTACCTGCTTTAGCAAGAAAAGCCTCTTTGAGGCTTGCTTGGTCGCAACAGGCATTATTCCGGCAAGGTTCGGGGAAATGATGCCGAGGAGGGCTTGCGAGCCCTCCGGCGGGTGCGCTGCGCGTTCCGTACTGGCGATTTCTGCGTCGAGGTCTGCCAGCAGCTTGGTGTCGCTGATTTGACCTGCGAGATTGATGACGTTCTTCATGGTGTCTCCTTTCATCCGACGTATTCTTTCGGCGGGGTCTCGAACTCCTCGCCGATTTTCTTCCAGAGGTGGAGGCAGTACGGGTGGCGGTTTACGTATTGGCTGCGCGGCGGGTGGTATTCCACGACGCATTCCTCCTCGCCCCAGAAGATGTCTTTTATCATGCACATTTCTTCCCACGTGGGGCAGCGCCGGGCGAGGCTGACGCTGACGTGTTCCCAGCCGCCTCCCCACGACGCAACGATGACGACGGCTTCCGGCTTGTAGCTCGGGTGGTTGAGGTGGGCCGCGAAGCCGTCGAGGCCGGTCTGGACAATGCTCAGACGGTAGTTGGCCTTGATGTCGGAAATTGGTCTCATCGGCTTCACTCCTCCCGTCTCAGAAATCCCATGAGCCGCCCGATGCTGATGCAGCTATCCATGAGGACGTCCAGCCGCATTGCTTTTGTCTCCTCGTCGGAGTTCTTCGCCCGCTGCGCCATTCCGGCGAGGTCGGCCATGTTCCCGCGTAGATGGACGAGCTCGTTATGCTCGTCGCTGGCCGCTGCCGCAGCTCGGATGGCTTCTGCGAGGTCTTCGTTGTTGCGGCGGGCCGTGTCGTAGCGTGTGATGCCGGTTTCTTGGTATGCGTTGTAGGCGGTGTCGGCCTTATTCTGGTAGCGCTCCGCGAGCTTGTAGAGCTTTTCTTTGTCCATGCTGCACCTCACTTCTCTAGAACGTCTCTAAAGGCCCCGGCGATGCACTCTGCCATTCTGGTCGCGGTCTTTGTCTCGCTCTCTCTCGCGGCTCTGTGGCTGCGCTCCAATAGCCGGTCTTGATTCCGTTCACTCTTTCGTGTGTAAGTCGCTTCATACTGCGCTCCTCTCTCAATCCAGCAGCAGAAGTACGCCGTTCCGTCCTACGGAGAGGCGGTAGGGTTCGAGTTCCTCTGCGGTTGCGTGCTTGTGTCCAAACAGGGCCTTCATGTCCTTCCATACCTCCCAAGGAACGCGATAACAGTCTCCGTGTCCGAGGCCCGCGACGATGAAGCAATCGGCCCCCATGCGCTGGTACTTGTCGAGCTGCTCTGCCTGCTCCCGTGTCACTCGACTTTGGTCGATGCGGGTGTCGGCCGTGTACTTGGCGTCAAAAAGAACTGTCCGGCCGCCCTTGAGAGTGCCTTTGTAGTCGGCCTGTGCGTGTTTCTCGTAGTAGGCGATGAACTTCCCGTTTCCGAGGTCGCGGGTTGGGCGCATGGGCTCCGGCGTCTTCTCGATGGCCGCCTCTCCTTTCTGCTCATAGTAGCGGAGTGCGAGGTCGATGTAGTCCTCGAAGTGCTTGCCCTGTGCCTTGGAAATAGCCCCTTTGTACTGCTTCACCGGGTCTTTTCGGTGCGTGGTCTGCCGGTATGGCTGTCTCGCCATGTTCTCCCTCCTTTGTTTGGCTTGTTTGTTGTATCTCCGTATCTCATGGCATTCAGGTGGTCACGCACGAGCTTGTCGATGACGCGGCCGGGGCTGCTGTAACCGGCCATTGCCGCGAGGCGGTAGAGGTGGTAATGCGTCTGCGCCGTTACGGTGGTCGTGAGGCGCTTTGTGCCCTTGCTCATTGGCGTTGGCTCCCTTCTCTCCAAAACTCGACGAAGTAAGTGTATTGCTTGCTCGCCCCGCGCTTTTCTCGGCCGTGTCTTACGGTGTAGCCGTTCCGCGCAAGGATGACTATGAGCGTGTCGCGGTCTGCCGGTGAGGCGCAGTCGATTTTCTGGCGGTCGTTCATCCGTTCAGCCCTCCGTCCATGCCGCTCGGGTATTCCCGGATGAGGTCGTCGCCCCAGACGGCCTTGAGGCTGTCTTTCATGAAGACCGGGACGCCTGTTATGCTGGCGTCGTCCACGATGGCTTGTATCCATTCGCGCTTGGGCTGCTTCTTTGCGCTGCCGGGGCCGGTCATTGCTCCGATGATTACCCATTCGACCTTTTTCTCGTAGCCCTCGCTGCCGTTGCCGCGCTCTCCGGCGGCCTCGAAAGGCTCAAGGAGCGGCTCGATGCTGGCGAAGGTGTTGTGATGCTTGCTCCACCAGAAAGGCTTATCTGGGCCGGTTGTGGTCGTTCCGTACCAGAAATTCCGTTCCTCCGGGAGCTTCCCTTTGCTGGCAAGGTCGAGGTATCTGGCCGGGTTCTTAGTGAGAAACAGGTACGTATGCTGCGGTGCCCTTTTGCAGGCGTCGAGAATCCGCTCTATCCACTCGTCGGGTACCCATGCGCCGAAAAGGTCGCTCATGCTGCACACGAAGATGTTGGACGGTGCCTTGCGCTGCTCCGGGTATGTGAGGGTGTAGGCGTGTAGCGTCGGTGCAAAGCCTTTCGGGTACGGTGTCGGCCTGCGGTAGCCGCCCTCTTTGGTCTTTAGGCGCGTTGGCCGTTCCACGACGTAAAGCTCCGGGCCGCCGTCCGCGCTGGGTGCTGTGGTGATTGCCTCGTCCGGCCACTCGTCGATTTTCGGTTCAAACCTGCTGACGATGCGCTGGGCGTAGCAGTATTCGCAGCCGTGTCGGCAGCCGGTAACGGGGTTCCATGTGTGGCTGCACCACTCGATTTTTGTCTTGTGGACGTTCATGGTCTATCCTCCTTCGTTCTTTTTCCTGCCTCCCCGACGGGATGGGCGCGGCCGGGTATCCTCTTGGCCGCACCTGCTCGGGTCGTTCGTGCATGGGTTCCTGCACTTCCCGCGCTGCTGGCAATCTACGCAGCATCGGCTGTCTCTGGCCCTGTCGCAATAGAAAATCATGCAGCGCCGAGGTTCTTTACTCGTCGTCATCTTCTACAATGGCTGCGAGGTGTTCGAGCTTGCGCTGTTCTGCTTCGCTGTTGTCTCCGAAGATGACGTCGAGTTGGTTGAGCATGATGCTGACGTCGGCGCGTTCCTCTTCGACGGATGCGATGATGGCGTCGTAGTCGCCCTGATTGAAGTCCTCGTGACGGACGTACTTGAGCAGGGATTTTGTGAGCTCGCTCATTTCCTCCACGGCCATGAGGATTTGTGCCCTTTCTCCGAACTTGACGACGGCCGCCTCGTAGAGGGCCATTTCCCGCTGCTCCGGCGTTTGTTCGTCCTCGCCGCTGTCATCGACAGATACCGAGATTTCAGATTTCAGATACAAAGCCGGGCGCACGCCGTAGGTGCCGTAGTACGCGATGTTGCTGCTGCTGCTCCCGTCCGTGTCCGCGATGCGCACGCGGGAATTGTAGTCGTCAAGTCCACTGTATGGGGTGGCTGTCCACCACCATTTTCCGATGGGCGGGAGGATGTCACGGTGCCTGCGGTAGTCCTCCATCGTTAGCAGGCCTACCTTGACGCTGTCCTTCCCGTACTTGGGGAGGCCGTCGTCCGCTGTGAGGTCGATGACGTACTCGCAGATGTTCCCGGCTCCGAGCTCGTCTTCCAGCTTGCGCAGGAACTCGCCGTTGAGGTAGGCGCGAAGGGTGGAAGCTGCGAAATCGCACTTGTTTCCTTCGTCGAATGCCCTGTTTTCGGTGATGTCGGTGGAAACGACGAAGGTGCGGAGGGGGAGCCCTTGGCTGCTCCTGCTGTGGTCGAGCACCGTCCACTGGATGCCTGCGCCGTAAAAGGTTTCGCCGCGCTTGAGGTCTTTGAGCTGTTTTTTCATGTGTACGTTCCTTTCTGGCCTGTGGCCCTGTTATGCGTTGTAAGGGTCGGTGTAGCTCCAATCCCATGTTTCGCCGGTCTTTTCGTAGGTGGTGCGGTAGTGGTTATGGGCTCCGTCGCCCTCAAAGAAGAAATAATCTTCCGGGAGTGTGCGGCCGACGTTGGTCTCGCCGGTCTTCTCGGCCCACCATCGCTGTAAAACGTCATCCGCAAGCTCGATGAGCTCTGCTGTTGCCGGGCTCTCCTCGCTGTATGCGAATTGGTGCGGGGCCGTTATGACTTCCTCTATGCTGCTGCCGTAGATGCCTGCGTCGTAGCGGTTCAGAATGCACCAGATGACGGCTGCCTGTTCGGCCTTGCTCTGAATGCCTCTTGCCTCGGCCCATACAACCTTGGCGCACATGGTTACGGTCTCCTCGGTGTACGGGGGCGCTGCGGCCTGCTCCGGCGTGTGGAGTTCTTCTTGGTCGCTGTCGCTCTCGGGCGGCTCTGTCGCCGCCTCCGGCGCGGCGTCTGTCTGGTAAGCCCTCGTTACCGTCCGGGTCTCGATGCCCTTTTCCGTGGCCGTGACGGGCTTGAGGGCCCCTCCCGCCGCGAATACGCTTGCTGCGAGTATCAGCAGAAAGATTGCGGCGGTCGTAAATCTATTCATCGTCGTTTGTCTCCTCTCTGGCCTCAAGGGCCTTTGTCTGCGCCTTCTCGAGCCGGTCGGAAAGGGAATCGAGGCTGTATCTGCCGTTGTAGTAGTTCTGCTGCTCCTGCCATTGGCGGTTTACTCCCTCAATGAGGCGTCGGCTGCCGTCGCTCTGCGCGGCGCTGACAGCTTCGATTCTTTCTCGGAGGGCGGGCGGCAGCATCGCCTGTTTCCGCTGCCGCTCGACCTTCTCCTCGTAGGCTTGCAGAAATGCAACGCGGTCGAGGCCCGCCTTTGAGGCGCTCCCTCTGGCGTATGCGACGTGCATCGCGTAAAGCTGCCCGTATCCGATGGCGTCAATGGTCTCCGCGATGGCTGCCGGAAGCTCGCGGTGGTAGTCCCTGTGGCAATACTCTCCGGCGACGGAAAGGTACTTCGCCACGACGGCCCATGCCTCGTCGGGCGGTATGATGTCCGGGTGCTGTATGCGCGTCATAAGCTCCCGTATCTCTGCGATGGAGGGCGGCCATTTCGACGTGCTGATGTGCTGCTTAACGGCCAGCCCTACGAGGCCCGCGTTGTCCTCGCTGAAAATGTCGGCCCAGACAGCTACCATGCTGCGGATGTGGTTCTCGTCCTTGAACTTGTCGAAGTTCGGGTAGGCCATTGTTATAATGCCTATGAGCTTGATGGTCTCCTTTTGGGTCACCAGTCGTCGCCTCCTTCCTCGGCTAACATCTTCCCGAGAACCTCGAGGGTGTTCGGTTTCCCTCCGGCCCTTGGCCGGGCCTGCGGCGCTACCTCCTCCGGGCCGCTGTACTGGTTCTCCCATTCGCGGCCGTTGAGCCACGTTGCCGGGTGCGGGGTGTATCGTATCTCGCGGAAACGGCTGTCGAATGCCTTTGCGGTTTCTACGGCGTTAATAATCCGCTCCGCGAGTTCCTCGTCCGGCTCTATCTTGGCCCACGCCTTTTCTGCGTCTCCTATGCTGACCTTTCGGGGGTACACGGCCCAAAAGGCATTGAAGCGTGTTTCCTGCGTTTTTGTCAGCGTAGAAGGCTTTCGCCTGCGCGGCTTTGGCGCTGCGTCCTCGAGAAAATCAGGTTCAGCGTTGCCGGTGCCGTCGGGCTCCGGCTCGGCCGCTCCCCCAATGGGGGGTAAGGGGGGTATATCTTCTTCCTGTTTACTGTTACTGCTTACTGTATACTGTTTACTGTTTACTGGTTGCTGCAAGGGTTTCGGAAGGGTTTCCGAAAGGGTTTCGGAAGGGTTTCCGCAACCGTTCCGAAAGGGTTTCCGAAACAGTTTCGGTAAGGCTTCCAGCAAGGGTTTCAAATACGGCTTCCCGGCCTCGTTTGCGAGCCCTTCGAGGTGTGCGTAGACCGTGTGAAAGAGGTCGCTACGGGGCAGGCCCTCGAGCTTTGTAAGCGCTCCTTTTACTTGGTTCGGGTTCTCGATGGGGTTATAGCGCAGAAAATTCTTGAGAAGAATCATTCGCGTGTCTTCCTCGTAGATGACTATTCCGCTTCCGAAAAGCTCTCGCCATGCGTGTGAAAACCGTTTTTCCGGGAGTTTCGTGTCTTCGAGGGCGTATGCCTTTGGTAGCTGGTAGCATCCGAGTACGTTCCTGTGCTTGGTCGTGAGTAGGTAAATCAAGAGGTATCGGGCGTCCGGCGACAGCGTGAGGACTTTCTCATCGTCCCAGAAACGGGCGTCTATTTTGGAATACAATGCGGTTTCACCTCCTCCTATCGGATGGAGGGGAGGCGGGCCTCCCTCAATCCATCGTAACTGTGCTGCCGTCTTCGCCTGCGTGTACGGTGATGTTCTGCGGGAAGCGGGCTTTCATCGTCGGGTCATGGCTGATGGCGAGAATCCGCATTCCGGGGTTTCTGGCCGCCATGCTCGAAAGGGCGTCGGCGTATGCCTCCGTGCCCTCTGCGTCGAGGAATGGAGGCTCATCTATAAACAGCATCCCGAGCTGGATGCCCGCCCTGCGGGCTTTGATGTCTGCGAGGCCGAGGGTGACGGCCAGCGAAATCTTGACTTTCTCGCCGCCGCTGTGGCTTTGGTACGGACGGCTGCTGCCGCTGATGCTGTTAATCCAGACGTCAAGGCTATTGACTACCTGCTTGGTGCTGCGCTGCTCGCGCTCGGTGCGAATGTCAACGGCCATCTTGCCGCCGGTCATGGCTGCGAGAATGTCGTTTGCCCGGTGCATAATCTCTGGAACGATGCCCCGAATTATCATGTACTGGATGCCGTCGAGGCCGAACGCCTGCACAAGCGTCTGGTAGTCGTCGAGGGTCTTGGCCGTCGCGCTGATTTCTGCACGGTAGGCGGCGGCCTGCTCTGCTGCCTCCTCAATGGCTGTGAGACGGGTCTGGATGCCTCCGCGTTCGGTTGCAAGGCTGGTGAGGTGGTCGGCGAGTGTCTTCCTGCGGGCGGTAAGCTGCTCGAGGTTTCCGCTTCCCTCCGGGATTCTGGCTCGGATTTCTCCAGCGTCTATAACGGTAAGCGCCTTTTTTGCGTCAAGCTCCGTGGCCTCTGCCTCGAACGCCTCTATCTGCGGAAGCAGGGCGGCCGCTGTGGCTGCTGCGGCTTTGCATTGGGGAAGTGTGTCGGCGAGGGCTTTCGATGCTTTCAGCAACGCTCTGGCGGCCTCTGCACGAGCTTCGGCGGCTTCGAGTGGTTTCTTCTCCGCTTCAATGGCTTCCAGCCGGGCCCGGGCCTCGGCTTGCTTTGCCTCCTCGGCTGCGATGGCTGCGTCGAGTTCCTTGACGGACGCCTCTGCTGCTGCCAGCTTTGGCGCGAGGGCTGCGAGCCCTTTGTGCTGTAGTTCCTTGTCCGCGATGGCTGCGATGTCGGCTGCCGGGTCTCCTACGGTGTCGTACTGCGCTTTCGCCGCTCCGTACTCGACGGAAAGGCGGTCGTACTCTGTGCGGTCTTCTTTCCGGGTCTTCTCTATCGTCTCCTTGAGGGCGTCGAGCGTTCCCTTGGCCGTGACGGCGTTCTTCAAGAAATTGCAGGTCGCCTCCTCCGGGTGCGGGCATCCGCTGTCGTCGAGGAGGGCCGCCGTTTTGCCGTAGTAAGAGATGCGCTGATTGATGTTGTCGATGCGGGCGCGGCTCTCGGTGAGGAATGTATCGCGGGCCTGCTTGGCTGCTACGAGCGCCTTATGTGCCTCTGTGAATTTGGCGAGGCGGCTCTCTGCCTCCCTGCGGGCCGGGACGAGTGCTTCGATGGCTGCGGCCGCTGCTTCGATGTCTTCCTTGCGCTCAAGGATGGCCCGGGCCTGCTCTTTGCTTTTCTGGCGGCTCTCAACGTCGCTCTGCTACGTTTTGAGGGTCTCTCCGATAGAATTGGCCTCTTGGGTAAGGCTGCGGAGTTTCTCGACGTCTGGCGCGGTTTCCTCGATGTCTGCGCGAGCTGCCTCCACGTCGGCCGCTGCCTTTTCTGCTGCCGGAAGGGCTGCTGCGAGGCGCTCGGCGTCGCTGTGCTTCCTGCGGGCGGTTTCTGCCTGCTGCCGTTTGGCTGCCGCGTCTGCTTCCAGCCGGTCGGCCTCCTTGAGTTTCTCGTCGGCCTGCCGTGTAAGCTCCTCCCGCATGGCCTCGCTGCGTTGTGCCTCTGCGATGACTGCGTCGAGGGTTTCTGTCTCTGCACTGGCCGCTGCTGTTTTCTCGTCGATGCTTGTGATGTCTTCCTCGAGGGCGGCTTTGGCTGCTATCTGCTCCTCAAGGATGGAAAGACGCTCGCGGGTGGCTGCGATTTTCCTGCGCTGCTCCGTGGAGCAGTCCTTTGCGAGCTCCTCGAGCCGGGTGTAAATGTCAAGGCCGAGGAGGGCGCTCAACACTTCCATGCGGCGGTCGCTGTCCGCGTCGAGGAACAGGCCGTAGGCGTCCTGCCGGATGAGGGCTACGCTGCAAAAGGTGTTGCAGTCCATTCCGAGGATGCGCTCGATGCGGGCCTGCGTGAGTTTCATCGTCGTGTCGCTCTCGTCGAGCCATTCATCGGTGCCCGGGTTGCGACGGTGGATGGCGAGTGTACCGCGTCCGGCCTTGGTGCGGGTGCGGATGACGCGGTAGGTCTCCGGCCCCATAGCAAACTCGAAGGTGATGGCTCCGCTTTTGGTGCCGTCGCGTACCCAGCCGCCGATGTCCTCTTTTCGGGTCTGCTCGAAAAGGCAATCCGCAATGGCGTCCATGAACAGGCTGCTCTTTCCGACGCCGTTTTGGCCGTTGGCCATTGCCATGCGGATGTCCTCGAATGTGAAATCCGCTGCGGAATAGCTGCGGTAGTTCTTGACCTCTACTCTGACGGGTGCGAAGCTGCCGGTACGCTTGTCCGCGTCTCGACCGTCGTCGGCCCTTTTAATGAGCGGTGCGGCCAACTCCGTGAGGCGGCTGATGGTCGCCGGGTCGAGCTCTGCACGCTCGAGGTATCTGTGCAGGGCCTCAGTCGGCCCTTCGTGCTCCGTGAGCTCCGGGGCTGCATTGACGTCCTCGATGTCCTCCGGGAGAACTTCTGCGACGTAGAACGCGCCTGCTGCAACGAGGGCCTTTTGCAGCTCGGCTCGGTTGAGTGCCTTGTCGATGTCCGGGGCGCAGGTGTATCGGACGCGAACGAGGGCGTCTTTCATCGCGGCCGGGGTCTCCGGCAGTTTGCCGGTGGCCGTGTACGCTGCGATGTCGTCCGGCCCGAGGCGGTAGGTGTAGTGTCTGCGCTCCGGGGTGTTGATGAACTTGCTTTTGACGGCCGTGCCCGGTAGGCTGACGGGCGATGTAATCATCTGGTGAATGTAGAATCCGTGTTCCGTGCCCTCGTCGTTGAAAGTAAGCTGATTCGGACTGCCGCAGTAGTACGCCGGGGTGTTGCAGGGTAGCTTCTGCGGGTGGTGGATGTGACCGAAGCACGCGAGGTCTACGCCGGTGCTGTCGATGGTGGACGGGAGGATGACTACGTCCTGTCCGGCGAGGAAGGTGCTGCCGTTGTCGGCCTCCGCTCCGGCTACGGTGTAATGAGCGACGAGGATGGCCGGGATGCTCTTGTCAAGCTCCGTGGAAAGGCCGAGAAGAACGTCGTTGATGAGTGCGGTCGCGTTGCGGTTCTCTGTTTCCTTGTCCACGCCCGGAACGAAAAGCCGTAGACGACCCTTGTCAAAGCCGGGGAGAGCGAGGATTTGAATGTCGCCCTCGCTGGTTGTGAGGCGCTCGATGCCCGGCGTGGTGTAGATGTGGAGGTTTGCTTCGTCCTTGGTGATTTCGCGCACAGTCTCAAATGCGCGTGGGTTGTCGTGGTTCTCTGTACCGAACAGGAGAACTACCTGCTCGCTGCATCTGCAAAGGGGCCGCAGGAATGTCGTGATGGCGTCGTTTACATCGTCAAGGGCCGTATCAGCCCAAACGCGGGAGCGGTTGAAAAGGTCGCCCGCTACGATGCCGACATTCGGCTTCTCCTTTTCGGCTACTTCTACGATGTGTTTCATGCAGGCGAGGGTGTCCTGCCTGCGGGCGTTCTTCCCGTCTCTGACAGGGCCGTTGAGGTCGCCGAGGTGCGTGTCGGCGGTGTGGAGTATCTTCATTGCGCTGCCTCCTTATGGAACAGAGCGGCGACGTCCTCGAGCCTTTCGGGGAGCCGTGCCTGTTCGTTGTTGAATCCGTTGAAATCTCCGAGGGTGAGGGGCTCGTATCTGCCCGTCGCCCTCCCGGTGTCGTAGTAGAGCTCGAGCCGGTCGTCTTGAAATCCCGGCGTGATGGTGATGGTGCTTTTGCCGAGCTTGATGTAGACCGCTGCTCTAAGTCCGAAGGGGCCGCTAACGACAACCGGCTGGCCGGTGAGCTCCTCGAGGTCTGCTGCGAGGGGGAATATGGCTGTTTCCATCCATCTTGCGCGACCGGTCTTCTCGTTCGCGAGGCGGTAAATCTTCTCGTACTTGCTCTCACTCATGCCGGTTCCTCCTTTGCGAGGGCCGCCGCAAGCTCTTGGAGCATCTTGCAAATGGCCTCTGCGTCATACACGAGCTCGCGGGCGCTTGGAACGCCTTTGACGCCATTCCGCTTTGCCTCTATCCACAGTTCGATGTGTTCGTCGATGTCGAAGTTGGCCGCGTATTCCTTGACGTTCTGAATGAAGTTTTTGGAATCCACGCAAATGCTGAAATCTTCTCCGGCCGGGGATTCCTTGCGGAGTTCCACGTCCTCGTTCGCGTCGAGGTAGATTGACCAATCGAGGCGCTCACATATCTCGGTGATTTTGTCGTTAAGCATCAGCGGCCTCCTCTCGAGGCCCGCTCCGCTTTTTGGCACTTGGCGCAGAGACAGCGGCCGTACTGGCGCTTGCTGTAGCTGCGGATGTTCTCGGGCGTCCATGTCTGGCCGTTGCGGGCCTGCGTCTCTACAATCTGTTCGCCACAGTCGTCGCAGAAGATGAGATTCGGGTTTTCAAAATCCGGGGCATCATCGGGCTCGTCCGGAATGTCCGGCGTGGGGTAGCCACTGTCGGCTCCGTCGTCTGGAACATCTACGGCCGCCGGGAGCGCTGCCGAATTGCCGCTGATGGCTGCGCGGGGGCTGCCTGCGCCCTCGAACAGCATCCCCATGGATTGCAGGTAGTTGGCTGCTACGGCCTCCTTGATTTCCGGGGCCTCGAGGTTCGGAACAACGTGCGCGATGATGAAGGGCTTGCGCAGCTCCGGGATGGTGTAGGTTGCTGCGAGGCCGAGGGCTGCGCGAAGGGCCCGCATAAATGCCTTGCTCTCTGCCATTGCTGTGCGGTGCGGCAGGAAGCGCTTGTACTGTGCGTCGGTCATGCTCTCCTTTTCTGCTGCGCAGTCGATTTCGCGAGTGGCTTTCATCAAGCGGAAGCCGCCGGAGGGCTCCGGGACGCGAATGGTAACGGTCACGGCCACGTTATACTGCGCCGGGCAAGTGCCGCAGGCTTTGGGTTTGCCGACGGCCCGCGCCATGTCCACACATCGCTTGCAGCCGTCCGTCATGCCGCTCTCGGTGTCTACGATGCTGATGTTGGCCGCTGCTGCGAGCTTCATGCCGCCTACCTTGGTGATGGCGTATTTGCCGCTGCTCTTTTCGCGGTAGACGTCTTTGCTGTTCTCCGGGTCGCTGACGTCGAGCTGTACCTTGTTCACGATGATGCGTTGCAGGTTGCTCATTACCTGCATGGTCGTGACTGGGATGAGGACGTTAAACTTATCGGGCGGATACTCGTTGAGCTGTACGATGGTGCCCGCGATGCTGTTGTTTGCCATTGAAAATGCTCCTTTCCTTGACATCCGGCCTTGGCCGGTGTAGAATAAGCGTAGGTTATTTACCAGAGGCCGTTTCTGTTGCAGCAGGGCGGCCTTTTCCCATGTCTCTGGACATGGCCCAGATTGCGATGTCTGTAATGGTCTCCTCGAGCGAGCGAAGAAATTCGAGCGCCCGGTCGAAGTCCTCCCGTTCATAGCTGTCCACTATTCCATCGTCGGCAATGCTCTCGAGCGTGTCGGCGATTTCTTTTGCCTTGCGCAGCCTTTGGCTGACGCGCAGCGCGGCCCACGGGAGGTCTCTGTCTGTGGCCGTCTTGCCGGTCTTGCGCCCTATCGGACAATCGCTGCAATAGCGGAGCATGATGTCCGGGCGGTTGTAGCCCTGCGCGTACTGTGTGATGTCGTCCGGGCTTGGGGTAACTTCTCCGCGCTCATGCCGTCCGATGGTCTCGGGCGAGTACGGGAGGTCTATGCTCGCCGTTTCTCGTGACACATATCCGGCCGACAAACGTGCCTCACGGAGATATGTTGGGGTGGTCGATGTTACTTGGTTTGACACGCCGTTCGCCTCCTTTCTGCGGTAGAATATAGGCGTGGTTGAGGGTGGTGGTCAGTCCGTAGGCTTGAGGCACTTGAGGTACTTCGCGGCCCGGATGGCGTTGTCGGTGAGTTGTCTTTGCCATGCGCCCTGTGAGGGGGCCCACTTGAACGCTGCTCCACGGAGCTCCGTGCGGGTGTCGTTGTCCGGCTTCTCGTCAAAGAACACCTGAATGCGGTTCTCATCGGTATTCATAACGACCTTGCCGCCGTCGAACTCCCATCCGGCCGGGGCCGCGCTGCTGCTGCGCTTTTCGAGTTCCGTGATGCGTTCCTTGATGCGCCGGATGTTCGCGTTGTTGTTGGAGAGGGAGTACGAGGCGAATGGCTTGTCTTCGAGGTGCCAATCGGAGCCCATAGCTGCCTCGGCCTTTGCGATTTCCTCCTCCGTGAGGTAGGGGCAGTCCTTGAGGGTCTTGTGCTTGCGCCAGTAAGCGTTGACGTCCTTCATCGTCTGCTGCGCTGCCTCGAGCTTTGCGAGCTTGGTCTTGAGCTTGGTGACGGCTGCCGGGTCGTCGCTGCTGATGCCTCCCTTGCCCGTGCTGCGGATTTTGTCGAGGATGCCTTGGATGTCTTTCCACTCCTGCATATTACGGTCTGCGGCGCGGTTCTGCTTCTCTTTCTTTGAAACGGGGAAGTTGCTGCCGCCCGCGATGAGGATGGAGGGGCATCGGGTCTGGATGGAGTAGTTGGCGTTGAGGTTCTCTGCGAGCTTGCGGGCGTAGGTGTTGAGAAGGCTGTCTACGCGGTCGTGGTACATGGGGTCGATGCGGCGCTTCTGGCGGTACGCGAGGTATGCAGCCCTGTCAACCTCGACGCGGTAGCCTGCGGTCGCGCTGCCCTCTACATAGTCGCTAAAGCTGTTCATGCGCTTGGCCTGCCGCGCAGTCGTCTCGCTGATGTCGTAGTACATAGGCGTCTGCCCAGCAGGCTTGAGCTCGTAGGCGTCGGCCTGCTCTGCGGTGAGCTCGTCTTCGTAGTCGAGCCAGCCCCAAACGCGGCCGAGGTAGTCGATGTCGGGTCCGTTGCTGCCGTAATTCCCGAGGGTTGCCGGGCGGCCCGGGTAAGTTCCGGGTGCGACGGGGCGCTGCGTGGAATAATAGCGGTACATGGTTCAATGTCTCCTTTCTGATTTCGGCGGCGTGTCCTGCTTGTAGAAGCAGTTGCCGCAGTAAGTCCAATGCTGTCCGTCCTTCTTGAAGGTCGCGAATGTGGGTCGCCATTTGCCGGTGTCCGGGTCGAGTTCGTGGCTGTACGGCTCGCCCGTCTGTAGGAATCCGAAGCTCATAAACGCGGGCGGGAGGCAGTCGCGAATTTCATCGACGATGCGCTCCTCCACATAGTCGCCGGGGCTGGCCGCTTCCTCAAAACTCCCGGCCGCCTCCCAATCGGCATAGGTCACCAGCTTGTGGGTCGGCTGCTCTGCGTTATTCTCGCGGCAGTCGCACCTCTCTCCGGGGTCAAGGGCACATCCGCAGGCTGGACAAAAGTAGTTGTGCATTTATAGGTCTCCTTTCTCTTGATTTTCCGTCTCGGTTTCTCGGGGTGGCACCATGCTCGCAGCTTCCATCCGAAGTACGGGAGTGCGATGACGTAAAGCGGGAGGAACATTTCGCCGCCGGGTAAACCGGCCCGAGAGGTGAGCTTGTCGAACATGATGAACGCGATGCGGGCAATAATGCCGCCGAAGATGATGAGCAGCGTCAGCGCCGTGAGCACGACGCCCACCCACACACG